CGTTAAATGGGAGATGTCGGTCTCGCGATAGGCCAAGAGAGCGAAGTTGTTTTGGATGTTGGTTGTGTTAAAGGAACTATTGATTTCTAATTTTCCCATCAGTTTCTCAATTTTCTTATTTTGTGTCTCAATTTGTTTATCCTGTGTCTCTATCCGCTGGTTCAACAGACGGACCAACTCCTTCAAGTCCTCGTCCGTATTCTTGTTACAGCTATATTTGATATGGTTAGACAAAGAAGACCTATGTTTGTATTCCTTTTCACAGTATTTACACACATGAGCCTTTTGACTAACTTTGACTACATTTGGACTAACTTTGACTAACAACTTACTAACTTGGATGTGTTTTTTGGACATTAGGTGTTTCTTAAAATTGGCTGTGAGGTTCGTCTTGTATTCGCAACATTCACAGTAGTTTTCCATGGTATAGTATGTAAATAGAATAATTTTTATATTACAAAAGTAATACGTTCTATTATCCACACTTCTTAGGGTGTGAAATAAATATTACTTTTGTAATATCACCACAGCATTATTACTTTTGTAATGACTACATTTTTTGTAATGCGGGAGAGAGAGCGAGGGTCCCCGCCGAAAAAAAATAGGGAGGAGGGTAAAATGGAAATCCCGATATCTCCGTGAAAACGTCGCCGTCGTCGCCGGCTTACTGAAACAATGAAACAAAAGGTTATGTCTAAATTTTATTATGTATTATCGATTAAGTATTTTAATAAATATTCAAGAATGTAAAAAGAGTTTTAATAATTGTACGTTTACAACTATTAAAAGAAATTAAGAAAATAAAATCTATATAGAGTATGAAGTTCATCACTTTGATTTTACAAAAGCTGAAGCCAGCCATGCCCACCCATCTGGGTCGATGGAGAACGGAAACATGTAGTATTAAAATGAACCATAAGATAGATTTATCAAACGAAGACCATTGTGGACCATGTGGACATTATGCTTTAGAAAAAGTAAAAATTAAAGCCAAAGATTCTGCTGTTCTTGAATAAAAGAATAACTATCCTCGAGAGTATAAACAAACTTCAATGGCTTTTTTGTATTATAAAATTGTCTTACAATACCAAACAAAAAATCAAGTACTGAATTTTTATGACTATACACAGAAGTCCCAATCAACAAAGCAATGAATACTTCAGAATAGCTGTCTAATAGATTGACAAGGTCCATAATTGTTTTGACAGGTACGATACCTATCTCTCTTACGTCCATGATAAATCCAAAACGTTTCCCTTTCTTCTTAGCTTTTTCAATCCATTCTCTTAACTCCTCTACAGCAAATATACTTTGAAGTGGTGTAGGTACAGCAAAATTAACTACAATATTAAGGATATCATATACAGGGTTCTCTTCCAATGTAATGGTAAGAAAAGGTTCTACGCTCATAAAAAATAAAGTATTTATTGTTTAAATAGATTTAAACGACTAACTCAAAGAAATAACTCATTCAGTTTGTTCTTTTCCATAGGATTTCCATTTGAATACAGGACCGGGATAAGGGAATTGTCTTGGAATCGAAAGGTGAACCGTTTGTTCTTTTCTTTTCGTCCGACCCGTCCAATGGCTTGGATAATCTTTTCCTGTGTCATATTTTTCAAATCATTCGCAATGTACGCATGACAGAACTGGTAGTTGGTACCGTAGATATAATCACTGTTGGCTAGGATGACACCCAGGCGCTTTTGTTCAGACAATTCAGTAATCAATTCATTGTATTCGTTTGAAACAGGATTGAATATACCTATACCCAGTAACAGAAGTATCTTATACTGTAGGTCAACCTCCATTTTCATGACACGCTGAATGACCGCATCGTCAATGTCACTTACGAATACACTCGATGTATCATAGTCTATACCATTTGCCCATTTAGCGAAATGCTCGCGTGTGTTGGGAATGTAGATGGGGTCTAGTCGTATCGGTTTCATTCGTCTTTCCAAAATTTCATATTCTTTCATGAGAGTCTTTGTCTGGACATCAAACCGTTGTTCCTTGACCTTATTTTCATTCTCTTCATCCTTGGACGTTTGGTCCTCAATCTGCTTTTGTATCTTTATCATCTTCTCCGAAAGGTCTTGATTGAACTCCATCTTTTTCTCAATGTCTTGCATGGTACTGGAGTGTATCCCGCTGTACTGTACAAAGTAATTCATCCACTCCACGGGTCGTTCGCATAGGAAGATAGTAGGACCATAGGTGAGCGTATGACTTGCCTCTGTGACAATCTTATCGCTTACCGTCATCATACTCTTTCGCGGATAAGCAGCCATCTCTTCGGGCCAATGTTCAACCTCTTGGATAAGACTACAGTAGAACATACGTATCGAATAACTAGACATGTCAGTCAACTTACTGAAGATGAGTTTAAACAGAGCCAACATAACTTTGTCTTTCTCTATAAAGTAACGAATGAGGTCGGCACAAGCTTGGACGCTGAGAAACTTCAGGTGACTTTTCTTGTGTAACGCCATAAATGCCTTGAGTTCATCTTGTGAATGAGCAAACACAGTGTGCGGCATAATCGTACACCCTTCCTTGTCCAATAGATTGATTTGAGTGGTTTCATCCACACTCTCAATGTAATGGACTTTCCCTTCGTATTTCTTCAAATACTTTTGAGTAAGCACCTCAAGGTCTGCCTCGTTGGGCAAAGTCGCAGAAGACAGGACGATATTGGGAACCTGATTCACTTTCCAAACCTCTTGGATGAGTTCATGAAGAGGATGCGTTTCATAGTCCATGGTAATGGTTGGCTCGTCCCAGAACAATACCATCTTCTCTTTCTCAAAGAGGCTCAACATAAATAACATCGTAATTTCGTAGGATTGAATATCACAGAAAATCATATCAATGTTTCGACCATCAGAGTGAATAGGACGTTTGCGACCATTCTTTTCGGTAAAGGTTCGAACCGCTGAATAGTGTAGACGAATGTCATCCGTCGTTTTACATCCAAACGCAAAAGCCACCTTGACACCTGTATTCACTGAACTCTTGGCCAAGTTGAGTCCAATGTGTCTCGACGCACACAGGAAGATGACCTTGTACTCTTGTGTAATCCCGATAGGGGTAAGGGTCTTTCCTGAACTAGTCGGCGCACGGTAGTAAATCAGTTTAGGTCCAGCCTCTTTCATCACCTGGTAGATTTGCTTCTGGTGTGGGTGTAGGGTAATCGGACGATACGTCAAGACTTCATTGTTCTCCAACAAGAGAGACGCATTCTCTAGCCCTTTCAAGAGGTCCATATCTTTTTCGTATCGTTCTACGAACTGAGAAACCATGAGTTTCACATAGGCATTCAGGTCATACGTTTTGTAAAGGTATTCAATATTATAGTAATAGAGTTCTCGAGACTTCTTCGATTTCGAAAACCGAGACAAGTAATGTAGTATCATGAATTCAACCGTGTCAGATAACTGAGTTTTCTGAGATTGTAGCCTTATCTTGTCTGCTGTCTTCAAGGGCTTCTTGGGTGCCTTGGAGACAACAGGTTTTAATTCGAGTGATTTACACAGGGCAGCCAGAGGCTCTTTGAAGAAGTGTTCATAGATGAAATAGTCCTTGTCTTCGTGTTCCATCTTCATCACATCGCGTGTAGTGAATTTGGTCGAAGCGAAACATTCCGTATCCTGATAACCATTGCGAATCAGCTTTAAAATCGTCAACTCAGCCGATTCGAGCTTCTTCTCCATCGTCTCCCATTCGTAGCGAGTAAGTTTGGTCTGATTGAAATCCATTTTGTTATCTTATCTATACAAGTTTTTTTCAAATCAATTTTTCTGTTTCATATAGAATACGTCGAGCGGGTCTTTCACCGTTCCATGTGTTTTGAATAGATTCTGACCATAAATATCTTGTAACAAGGCCCATTCAAAAAGACCTCCAAAATAGATACGTATACGAGTAAATCCCAGCTGTTTCAATTGATTGTATTTTTCAATCATGCTTCTGTCTAGGTGGTCTTTTCCATAGAGAATAATTTCGATAGAACGATTCGTTTTCAAATAGAGGTTCATTTGTTCCGTCTCTTTACTCGCATAAAGTGTACCGTAAATGAGATAAGACTGATTTTCTTGAGACAATGTATTCAATAAAAGAATATTTGTTCCAATCAATGTCTGTAATTCTTTGAAGTGAATGGTTTCAAAGGAAGAATAAATATTTCCCATACGTATAGACGTTATCAATATTTATATTAAGAAATTATAGCGTAACCTAAGAAAAATGAATGACCACCTCCATGCTTTCCTTTTTTAGACATTTTGCCGCAGAGATGGAGAGTTCTTCGCGACGTTTTCGGTTGATTTTCAAGTTCTCAAGCGACTCATTATGTTTCTTAATTTTTGAAATGCTATTGTTTTTGTTCATGTCTTCTTCAATCATCTCTGTATGAGTCTCAATGAAATGAATCACTTTGTTTTCAATGGCCCATTTGAAAAAGTTCAGTTGTCCAATGGTGGTTTCAATACTAAAACTTTCGTCACCGAAAGGCATTTTGATGCGGTCCCATCGACAAAAGGGGTCGAATCTGCGCTTGGAATACGCTTTTAGATGCAGCTTGTAGTCGTTGTAGACACGAAAGTATTCACATCGGTCCGTTTTGTAAAAGGTAAAGTTCTTTTTGGAGTAGTTGGTAGAAAACCAATCCACAATACGGAGTGATATTTGAGACTCTCCGTTTATGATAGAAAGCATTTTCTTGAGGTTGTCTTCATTTTTATAAAACTCTTTCAATTTCATTAAGAGTAATTCATTCTGTGAATTCATTGTTATCCATTAGTACATGTCTTTTAAGTAATTTTATTTCATCTTATATCATTCTGATTTAATCACCTGAAGTTGTTTGCCCATTTTAAAATAATCATGACTGTCTGTTCGACGCGTTAAATTACATTTTAGACAAGATACACACGTGTTTTCATTGTAGTGACCTAGGTGATTGTTTATACGTTCTAGGGTCCATTGTTGTTGTTCGCGTTTCTTGTTGTACAAAAGCATCATCGGTTTCGTACAATAATAACAGTGAAGTTTGCTGTCTTTGAGTTTTTGAACAAGTTGGTCAAACGTAATGTGTTGGTCTGTATCGAACTTGTGTTTTTGTTTGTCTTGTGATTTATAAGAAGAATATTTCTTGCGTAGCTCCCGTAAGACATGAATCGACTCAGGAACATCCAAATGACACAATGTTTCATAGGGGTCTGTCAATTCATCGTATTGGGTCTTTCTCTTAGTGATATCGACCAAATGAATATGTTTCATATAAAACGTATAGACATAATTTTATATGTAATGTATATGGAAAAAGAGTGTAAAGAATACAACAGTCTAAAGTATCGAACGTTGATAAGCACCGGAAATCCATTGGACAGCACCGTCAAAATATCATCGGATGAACAACTAGAAATGTTCTTGTCTAAGGATATCGAAGACAACCGTAAAGAGGTTTGGAGTAAATTATCCAAAACAGAAAAACATAAACGATTGAAGCAATATATCGATATACATCTTTCTTCTCAATATGATTTAACCGATATCGAGAAGCTTGCTGTCTTTCGTTACTTTACAGGACTCATTGATAATAAAAAGCTAAACAAGACGAGTGATATTTCTTACAATCGTGAAGAGAGAACCATCGACGCCATCACTGGACTTATTTTTAACCCTATTACGAGACGGTTTATCATCCACCTGGATAAACAAAATAAGACCATGAAGAAACCACGAGACGCTAGACGGTCTTGTCCGTCTGGACCGCCGGCCTCCGGCCCAGTTACATCTTAAATTGGATATGTCCTGACCCTACTATTGTCAATGACCCAGGTATTTTTACATCTTAAATTGGATATGTCCTGACCCTACTATTGACAATGTCCTCCAGGTATTATATCTTATTCTTTCCATGCGGTCCAGACGGACAAGACCGTCTAAAATTGAATTAAACAAATGAAGACATACTATTTTAGATGATCAACGACCTGTTGGTCTATCTGGATAATAATCCAACCCTTTATGTAGAACCTACCTTTGTGAAGAAGGTTATCGAATGGGCAACCAAGGCCGGATTTAAGTCATCGAAAGAACAAATAGATACAGAACTATATGCCTATCAGGCACATCGAAGTGAACCAACCTATCTTGCTCAAAACTTGGAACCCGCCTCAAAACTAGAGGCTCTTTTGTCCATTCCTCAGCCTGTACAACGAACACCTGAATGGTACAAGTTTAGGAATGAACACCTTACCGCAAGCAATGCCTGGAAAGTATTTGGTACAAATGCCACACGCAATCAACTCATCTTTGAGAAATGTAGTCCAGTTGTGGAGAGAAAGAATGGACTACAAGAAACGCCTATGAGCTGGGGGCAAAAGTACGAACCTATCACCGTAGAACTCTATCAGCACTATAACCAAACGATTGTCTCAGAATTTGGTTGTATACCGCATCCGACCTATTCCTTTCTGGCTGCCTCTCCCGATGGTATTGTTACAGGGATTAACAATTATGGTCGAATGATTGAAGTGAAGAATGTTGTCTCGCGAGAGATTACAGGCACCCCCAAAAAAGATTACTATATTCAGATGCAGCTACAGATGGAAGTATGTGATTTGAATGAATGTGATTTCGTCGAGACAAAATTTGTAGAATATGATACAGAACATGAATATTTTGCGGATGAAACGAGTGAAAAGGGCATTCTGGTTGTCTTTATACAGAACGAAGGATTTGTCTATGATTACATGCCCATTCGAACAGCCAAGGATGAAGTCGAGACGTGGCTCACAGAACACATGGAGGGAACACCCGAACGAGTATGGTTTAAAAATGTATATTGGAAATTACATACCTACTCCTGTGTTCTTGTGCGACGACGACCTAAATGGTTCCAGGCAGTCGTCCAAGACATGCAACAGCTCTGGGCAACGATTCTAGAGGAACGTATCAACGGACAATATGTGTTACGCGCAGCGAAGAAACGAGAGGTGAAGGAGACCGAAGAGAAGAAGATGGAGGTGGAGATATTCTAACCCTCTTCTAATATTTAAAACCAATTAAACAGAACACGTAAATTAGAGTAGCAATGTGTGAGCCCATGTTTGTTATCAAACGCGACGGGTCAAAGGAAGAAATGTCTTACGATAAGATTGTACAGAGGCTTAAACAGGTTGGACATGGGCTCACTATCCAATACAGTCAACTTGTCTTGAAAATCATGGACCAGCTTCACACGAATATTCAGACTAATAAAATCGATGAAATGATTTCAGAACAATGTGCCATGATGGGGATTATTCATTATGATTATTCGGTTCTGGCCGGTCGTCTCGTTCTATCCAATCATCGCAAAGAGGTGCCTGCTTCTTTTGAGATGTACCTTGAGACCATTCGACAAAATGAAGGATATATTTCAGACACCTTTTATGCTGTCGCAAAGAAACACTCAGCCTTTTTTGAAACTATCTTACAACATGAGCGAGATTTTTTAATTGATTTTTTCGGTTTTAAGACTCTAGAACGGGCTTATCTCATTCGAGTCAAAAATAAGATTGTGGAACGAGTACAACATTTGTGGATGCGTGTCGCGATTCAAATCCATGGCGAGGATTTGGAAGAAGTGAAGAATACCTATGATAGTCTAAGTCTAAAGCATTACATTCATGCTACACCAACTTTGTTTAACTCGGGAATTGCGAGACCTCAACTCAGTTCCTGTTTCCTCATGGCCATGGAGGATGACAGCATCGATGGTATTTTCAATACACTCAAAGAATGTGCTACCATCTCCAAGTGGGCCGGTGGGATTGGATTACACGTCCATAACGTGAGGGCAGAAGGAAGTCATATCGCAGGGACCAATGGTAAATCAAATGGAATTGTTCCCATGTTACGTGTCTTTAACAATACCGCCCGCTACGTAGACCAAGGCGGCGGAAAGAGAAATGGAAGTATTGCGATTTATTTGGAGCCATGGCACGCTGACATTGAACCGTTTCTTGACATGAAGAAAAATCAAGGAGATGAAGAGTTACGTGCTCGAGACCTGTTCTATGCTCTATGGATACCTGATTTGTTTATGCAAAAAGTCGAAAAGGATGAGGACTGGTATCTCATGTGTCCACACATTTCTACCGGTCTAGCAGAGGTGTACGGACAAGAATTCACAACTCTATATGAAAGTTATGTGGAAAAAGGTTGCTATCTGAAGAAAGTACGTGCGCGTGACTTGTGGTTTCGTATCCTCGACAGTCAAATGGAGACGGGAACACCTTATATGTTGTACAAAGACGCATGTAATCAAAAGTCAAATCAAAAAAATCTCGGTACCATTAAATCCTCTAATTTATGCTGTGAGATTGTAGAATATAGCGACCCTGGTGAGACAGCTGTATGTAACCTGGCCAGCGTATCCTTGCCAGCAATGGTCGAGGAGGGCGTCTTTCGACATGACAAATTACACGAGGCTGTCAAACAGCTTACCCGTAACCTCAATCGTCTCATGGATGTCAATTTTTATCCAAATGAAAAAACGAGACATAGTAATTTGACACATCGGCCCATTGGAATAGGTGTACAAGGATTGGCGGATGTCTTTGCTCAGATGAAAATTGCGTTTCATTCAGATGAAGCAAAAACATTGAATATTGATATTTTTGAGACCATGTATCATGCCGCAATGGAACAAAGCATGGAACTCGCCAAAAAGGATGGAGCCTATGAACGTTTCAGAGG